ATGTATAGAGTATGCGGTTATAGCAAACGGCGTATCTCTCGTGAACTTCATGTCAGCCGTCATACCGTTGACAATATTCTTTCAAAGTACGAATCAGCCATCCGCACGGACAATCCAGAAGAGGCTTTGAGTGATTTGCTTACCATCCAGCCCAGGTATGACAGTTCCAGACGCCGTCCTCGCCGGCTCACACAAGAGATTAAGGATAAGATAGGATTTTGCCTGAAGAAGAATGCCGTTAAGATAGCTACCGGACTTCGCAAACAGCGCATGTTGAAAAAGGATATCCACCAGTTTCTGTTATCTCAAGGATACACCATCAGTTACGCCACAGTATGCAGTTATATAAAAAATATAGAGTCATACAAAGAGAAGAAAAAGAGCGAAGCCTTTATCCGGTTGTTCTATGAGCCTGGATGCATTGCCGAGTTTGACTGGGGTGAAGTTCTTCTTTTTATTGACGGCGTCAAAACCAAGTTTTATCTGGCCGTATTCACTTTCGGGCATAGCAATGGCAGATACGCCTATCTTTTCAGGCATCAGAATACGCTTGCCTTCATGGAATCCCACCGTAACTTTTTCAGGGATATACATGGTGTCCCCGCCATGATGGTCTATGACAATATGCGTGTAGCCGTCAAGAGCTTTGTCGGTGGTGATAAGAAACCTACAGAAGCTTTGATGAAGATGTCCGGTTTCTATTGTTTTGAGTACCGTTTCTGTAATGTACGGGCCGGATGGGAGAAAGGACATGTGGAGCGCAGCGTGGAATATGTCAGAAGGAAAGCTTTCTGCCTGACAGACCATTTTGGTGATATACATTCTGCCCAGGAGCATTTAAACCGGGTATGTATGCAGGTCAACAACGAGCAAGGCAGTCTTTCAACAGCGGAGAAAACATCACGCCTGGAAGCTGACCTGTCATCGCTGAAGCCTTTTCCCGGTAATCTGGGCTGTTTTGAGGTCTATGAGTACATTGTGGATAAATGGTCAACTATCAGCATGAAAAATGTTCATTATTCCGTACCTGATTCTCTTGTGGGAGAAAAAGTACATGTCAAGGTTTATAGTGAAAAAATCGTCATCCTGTACGGGAAGGAGAAAGTGGCCTCTCATCAACGCAGTTATTGCGGTGGAGACTGGTGCATCAAGCTGGAGCACTATTTGCGTACACTTTCCCGTAAACCGGGGGCATTGCCCCACTCTGTGGTTTGGCAAAGAGCACCGGAAGAACTGAGAAGGCTGTATGACATCCATTTCAAGGAGGACAACAGGACGTTTGTTCTGTTGCTGGACTATGCCCGAAAAAATGGATTTTCCGGAACGGACATTGTCACGGCATGCAAGGAGCTGACCGGACGTGGTGTCAGAAAGATATCTCCGGACCAGGTAAAGGCCATGCTGCATGGTAGCGTACAGGGAGAGACAGAAGAAACCATGGAACCGCCTGTTCTCCCGGCACAACAGGAGAATATAGAAAGAGAAGCTGTGGATATGCTTGAAGGCATCACGGCGCTCATGACAGGATACAATGAAGTGCATGATATAATACCAACCATTTAAGTTTATAATATATGAAATCAGAAAAAGAAACCATTTATGACTATGCTGCAGAACTGAAGCTTCTGGCCTTTAAAGAGGAACTGGAATGCACCCTTTCATTGGCAGCTGAAGAAAACTGGAACCATCTGCAGTTCTTGACGGAATTGCTTGGAAAGGAAAGCGCCAGGAGAAGGGAGTGTAGAAGAAGATCAAGGATAAGATCTGCGGGATTTCCACAAATGAAGTATCTGCATGAGCTTGTTATGGAAGACATGCCCAAAGAGGCACAGGTAATATTACCTGAATTGGAGACACTGGACTTCATCAGACAGGGAAGAAACCTGGTCCTGTATGGAAATCCGGGAACGGGAAAGACGCATATTGCTACGGCTTTGGGAATAAAGGCCTGCCAACAGGACTTTACCGTATTGTTTACTTCAGTGCCGGTCCTGCTTACCCAGATAAGGGAGGCTAAATCAGCAAAGACACTGAGGACGCTACAATTAAGGTTTGAAAAATACGATCTGGTCATCTGTGATGAGTTCGGATATGTCAGTTGTGACAAGGAAGGAGGAGAACTGCTTTTTAACCACCTGTCGTTAAGAGCCGGAAAAAAGGCTACAATCATTACTACTAATTTGGCTTTTAACAGATGGAATGAAATCATAAAGGACAAGGTGCTTGTGGCGGCAATGGTTGACAGGCTTACACATAAAGCTTATCTGGTTAATATGACCGGACTGTCTTATAGGCTTAAGGAAACACAAAAAATGAGACAAGATAAATGAATATTTTAAACTTATAGTAATTTTGTAACAAGTTATGGATGGAGCTCTTTTCAATTAGAATACAGCGCACTTTTCAATTAGTATCTACAGTCGAGTGCGGGTGCGAGTAGCGATGCTTCGAATACGAGTGCGAGTGTCGGCTCGCGTCTGGCCTTCCGCGGCAAAATCGTCCGGGCGCAAAGCGTGGCAGCGTACAAGGCGATACGCGAGGTGGCGTAAGCGCAAAGCGCCAAAGCGTGGAGCGAAGCGACTAAAACGAAAGAACGGGATTCGGATGGTTTCCGAATTCCATTTAAAAGGTATTCAAATACCGGCGAAGCCGGTCGAAAAAATAGAATTTTGAGGTATATGAAAAAGATTATCGCATTTTTAAAAATGAGTAACCGTTACAAGCATCTTATCGGTGGTTTGATGGTAGGTCTATTGGGATTTACTCCTTGGACGGCCTTTTATGCTGCGGCCATTGCAGCTTCCTGTCTGGAACTGAAAGATACTCTTCGGGGAAGTCCTTGGGACTGGATTGATTGGGGGCTCACCGTCGCGGGTGGCAGTATATCCGTTTTATTTTGGATGATAGTGTAATTCGTTTATCTGTTTTGCCTGTTAAATCAGTAACTTTGCAAGCGGTAGAGTTCCCCAATAGTCCGTGTGGTCTATCGCGGGTACAACAATGCGAATGCGAATGGCGGTGTGTCGAATGCGAATGCGAATAACGATGCTTCGAATACGAATGCGAATGTCGGCTCGCGTCTGGAAATCTAACAAATCGGCGTACAGCAGCGGGGACGTGTCCCCGAAGCGGTGCCGAGGGGAGCAAGCCACAGCAACAGCACCAGAAAAGGTGGAAAGCTGAAAAATCACGCGTCGGGTGGAGTTTGGTAGGCTGTTATCAGTTCGAAGAAGTCAGACCCGGGGAAAGGAAGGCCCTCATCTTCCATGTTTATTAACCAATAGCTTATGCGCAGGGAAGGATATATTATCGAGGAAATCATCGAATACTCCAATATGTCGGAGGCATTCGATTCGGTACTTCGCGGAACCGATCGTAAGAGGTCAAGGCAGGGACGATTCCTGCTTGCCCATAGGGAGAAGATTATCACCGAACTGACGGCTTCCATTGCGGACGGCTCATTCCGGCTGGGCGGCTACCATGAGAGGGAAATTGAAGAATACGGTAAAAAACGTATTTTGCAGATCCTGTCCATGAAAGACCGCATCGCTGTGTTTGCCATCATGAATGTGGTGGACCGCCACCTGCAAAAACGTTATATCCGGACAACCGGTGCAAGCATCAAAAGGCGCGGTACTCATGACCTGATGAACTGCATACGTACCGATTTGCAAAAAAATCCGGAAGGCACGCTTTACGCATACAAATTTGACATCCGGAGGTTTTATGACAATGCGCGGCAGGACTTTGTTATGTGGTGCTTCCGGAGGGTGTTCAAGGACAAAAGGCTGTTGGTCTTGTTGGAGCGGTTTGTTAAGCTGCTGCCGGAAGGTATCAGTTTCGGACTGCGCAGTTCACAAGGGGCAGGAAATCTGCTTCTGTCTGTATTTTTAGACCACTATCTGAAGGATAAGTACGGGGTTCGTTATTACTATCGCTATTGCGATGACGGACTGGTACTCGGTAAAACGAAAGCGGAATTGTGGAAGATTCGTGATGCTGTTCACGGGCAAATGGGAAAAATAGACTTGGAAATAAAGCCGAATGAACGGGTGTTCCCTGTGGAAGAAGGCATTGATTTCCTTGGCTATGTTATCCGTCCCGACTATGTAAGATTGCGGAAACGCATCAAACAGAAGTTTGCCCGGAAAATGCACGAGGTAAAATCGAGAAAAAGACGGCGGGAACTGATTGCCAGTTTCTACGGCATGACGAAGCACGCCGACTGTAATAAGTTGTTTAAAAAATTAACAGGCAAAGAAATGAGAAGTTTTAAAGACTTGAATGTCGCTTACAAGCCGGAAGACGGTAAAAAGCGATTCCCCGGAGTGGTGGTAAGCATCCGGGAACTGGTAAACTTACCCATTGTAGTGAAGGACTTTGAGACCGGTATCAAAACCGAGCAGGGAGAAGACCGCTGTATTGTGGCCATCGAAGTGAACGGCGAGGCAAAGAAGTTCTTCACCAACAGCGAGGAAATGAAGAATATTCTCGCACAAGTAAAGGAAATGCCGGATGGTTTCCCGTTTGAAACGACCATCAAGACAGAGACATTCGGCAAAGGTAGAACCAAATACGTGTTTACATGAGAAGAGTTGAAGGAAGTTCCGGGGTTTCGCTGATGGAATGCACGAACCCGGTTAAAGACAAATGGCGCATCCGATGGGATGTGCAGGAAAAAGAGAACGGCTCTGCCTCCTACATGGAAGAGGAGTTCGGGCATAAGCCTACTGATGAGGAAATCCACACATTGGTTATGTCCTGGTATAACAGCCAGACTGATGCGGCTATCCTATCCGGATTCGCCTATAATGGTGCCCATGTATGGCTTTCTGTGGAGAACCAGTACAACTATAAGGCAGCATACGATTTGGCCGTTCAGACGGGCGGAGAAACCCTGCCAGTGACGTTTAAGTTTGGTTCGGATGAACAACCGGAATACCATACTTTTACTCAGTTAGAAGAACTGAAAGATTTCTATACAAAAGCAGTAGGATTCATTCAGACAGTTCTGGCTGAAGGCTGGGAAAAAAAGGACAAGTTCAATTTGGAATTATATCGGATTGAGTGATTGACAATCCCTTCGGGGGAGGGATAAAAAAAGCCCCCGGCCTGTTAATATAGACGCCAATCATTTATTAACACAAAACGCCACGAGAGTGCGCGACCGGGGGCAATGCCCTCTGCCGCACTCTCGTGGCGTTTTTACGCATTAAATAAATGATTGGCATTGCAAAAGTACAAAAATGATTGGATATGACATTGTTTGAAGCACTTAAATTTAACAGAGAACCGCTTGAAATGCTTATAAGTTTGGGCGGCAAGCAGGATGACCTTCGATTCATAGACTTATATACGGAGTATGAGGTCATGAAAAAACAAGGTGAAAAGACCACTTATGCAGTGGCGTTTTTGGCAAATAAATATTCGGTAAGCGAACGTAAGGTGTATGATGTTATCAAACGGTTTGGAAAGCACTGCACGCTCGGTGCAGTGTGATTGATGTGCCGGGGATGCCTTGTGTTGTCCGGTAGAGCTACCTTTGTACAACCAAAAATAAAGCTCATGAATAAGTATTACCAGACATTAGACAAGATACTCCAAACGGGCAAAATCCAGACCAATAGGAAAGGGCGTATCAAGTATCTATTAAACGAAAGGCTCATGCTAACCCCCGCTGATTTACTTGACATATTTGAAAGCCACGGGATAGCCAGGAAAAAGCTGAAAGAGGAATTGAAACTGTTTATGCAAGGAGTCCGGGATGTGGAAAAATACAAAGAGGCAGGGATTACCTGGTGGGATTATTGCGGCCATACCCTTGTAAACAGCTATCCAACTTACTTTGAAAAGCTTCCACCCCTCATAACCAGGATTAACCGGGAAAAGCGCAACAGCAAGAATTATGTCCTGTTTCTTGGAGAAACCGGGGTGGAAAGCAACCAGGCACCCTGCCTGAGTCTTGTGCAGTTCCAAATTGATGAGGGAGAATTGGTGCTATCTGCATATCAGCGTAGTTCTGATGCGAACCTTGGGCTTCCGGCTGATATTTATCATCTTTATCTGATGGCAAGGCAGGTGGAGCTTCCCCTGAAGTCCATAACCCTTGACCTTGGAAATGTGCATATATATGAAAATAACATTGACCGGACTCTGGAACTGTTATCCGGAGTTGAAAACATTAAATTTGACTTGAACGTATGAAGAATATGAATTTATCTGCACCACTGCCATTTGTAGGCCAAAAAAGAATGTTTGCTAAAGAGTTTATTAAAGTTTTGGAACAGTTCCCTGAAGATACCGTGTTTGTGGACTTGTTTGGCGGTTCCGGACTTCTTTCGCATATAGCCAAAAGAAGCAAGCCCGATGCTACTGTTGTCTACAATGACTTCGACAACTACCGGTTCAGACTGAAAAATATCCCACAGACAAATAAACTGCTTGCCGATATTAGGGAGCTGGTGGGTAATTCGATACCCAAACATAAACCAATTAAAGGGGAACTTAGAGAACGCATTTTTAAACGTATCGAGGAAGAAGAACTAAATGTTGGGTACGTGGATTTTATAACCTTATCATCCTCACTTATGTTCTCCATGAAGTATAAATTGTCTGTAGCCGAAATGCGCAAGGAAGTCCTTTATAACAACATTCGCAAGACCGGTTATCCGGAGTCTTCTGACTACTTAAAAGGGCTTGAAATTGTATCATGCGACTACAAAGCAGTATTCAACCAATATAAGGATGTTCCCGGAGTCGTCTTTTTAATTGATCCGCCTTATCTTTCCACTGATGTTGGTACGTACAATATGTATTGGCGCTTGTCTGATTATTTGGATGTTTTAAAGATACTCGAAAAGCATTCCTTCGTTTATTTCACATCCAATAAATCCTCCATACTTGAACTGTGTGAATGGATTGGAGCAAACAAAACCATTGGCAATCCTTTTGAGGGTTGTACAAAAAAGGAATTCAATGCCCACATGAATTATTCTGCCGAATATACAGACATGATGCTGTATAAGAAACAGGAAAAATTAGTTCATAAAACAGCTGCTTAGCACTGAACAAAGATACAATTTTTCAAGTAGAAGGCCAAACTTTTGAGCCTTATTTTAATGCCGTTATAAAGCCATTTTTTATGAAATTATAAAGCCGAAACAGAGGTCATTACAAAACTTTTGTTTCGGCTTTTTGAGTGTTGCGCGCTTTCCTTTTTTGAACGCTTCGTTTTGTCCTTTTCCCTGAAAATCGAACGCTTCGTTTCGGATTCTGCGGAAATTTGGATTTGCGGATTATAAAAACTGGAATCGGTAGGTATCAGCAGATCGCAAATTGAAAAGGACGGAAACATGGACCTGCTCCTTCAGGGAGAAGAAACCAATGTCATGTCCATTAAAATCAAGACTCCTGTATTTTCACTTACAATGGATGCCACACTCAGTCTGATTGAAGACGAGAATGGAAATCCGGTCATCAGCATAAACGGTATCAACCCTTCAGGTGAATAAATAAGAAACCATAATGTATCATCTCTCTTTCCATACGGACTTACCGTATGGAAAGATATAAAACAGAATTTATCATGATTGCCATATTAACAGACAAACCAAGTGTAGGAAAAGAAATCGGAAGAATCATCGGTGCAACCAAAGTAAGAAACGGATATGTGGAAGGAAACGGCTACATGGTTACATGGACTTTCGGGAACATGCTGTCACTGGCCATGCCGAAGGATTACGGAACCCAGAAGCTGGAACGGAATGACTTTCCTTTCATCCCGTCCGAATTTGAACTGATGGTACGGCATACACGCACAGAGAACGGATGGATACCGGAGATTGATGCCGTGATCCAGCTTAAAGTAATCGAGAGAGTGTTTCAGGCATGCGATACCATCATTGCGGCTACCGATGCCAGTCGTGACGGGGAAATGACATTCCGCTATGTCTATCAATACCTGAACTGTACACAGCCTTGCTTCCGTCTGTGGATTTCCTCTCTCACCGACGAATCTGTACGTCAAGGCATGGAAAATCTGAAACCGGACAGTTGCTACGACAGCCTGTTCCTTGCTGCCGACAGCCGCAACAAGGCGGACTGGATTCTCGGAATCAACGCCAGCTATGCCATGTGCAAGGCGACTGGCCTTGGCAACAATTCCCTCGGACGGGTGCAGACACCGGTACTGGCTGCCATCAGCAGACGCTACCGTGAAAGAGAGAACCATATTTCATCGGACAGCTGGCCCATCTACATCAGCCTGCAAAAGGACGGTATCCTTTTCAAGATGCGCCGCACACAGGATCTTCCCGACAAAGAATCCGCAACAATGTTTTTCCAGGACTGCAAGCTGTCACATCAGGCACAGATTACAGGTATCAGCCACAGCGTTAAGAAAATACTTCCACCGGATCTGCTTGACCTGACACAACTTCAGAAGGAAGCGAATATCCGCTATGGTTATACCGCATCAGAGGTGTATGACATCGCACAGTCCCTTTATGAAAAGAAACTGATTTCCTACCCAAGGACTTCCAGCCGTTATCTGACGGAGGATGTGTTTGACTCGCTTTCACCAATCATGGCGCGTTTGCTATCATGGGAGCTGTTCCCTGCCGCTAAAGGAACTGGAGGTATTGACATATCCAGTTTGTCCCGCCACGTAATAAACGCAGAAAAAGCCAATGTACATCATGCCATCATCATTACAGGTATCCGTCCCGGAAATATGTCCGAAAAGGAAATGCAGGTTTACAGACTTATAGCCGGAAGGATGCTCGAAGCATTCATGGCTCCATGCCGCATAGAAACGACAAATGTTGAAGCGGTTTGTGCGGCGCAACATTTCAAGGCCGAACAAACAAGAATCATTGAAGCCGGCTGGCATGACGTTTTCATGCATTCCGACATGGTTCCAAAATCGGGATATTCCGTAAATGAACTCCCCGAAGTGGAGAAAGGTGATAACCTGAATGTATGCGGATGCAACATGGTACACAAAAAAGATCTGCCGGTAAATCCGTTCACGGATGCAGAACTGGTGGAATACATGGAGCTGAACGGACTGGGCACGGTATCCTCACGTACCAATATCATCCGTACACTGGTTAACCGTAAGTATATCCGTTATTCAGGGAAATATATTGTTCCGACCCCGAAAGGCATGTTCACCTACGAAACCATCCGTGGAAAGAAAATTGCGGATACTTCACTCACCGCAGACTGGGAAAAACAGCTGACCGGACTTGAAAGCGGAATGATAACCGGACAGGACTTCCTGAACAGGATCAGGACTCTCGCTAAGGAAATGACTGATGACATTTTCAATACCTATTCCACAAAAGAAGAATAACATCTATACCTAAGCAACCAGGAGAATGCAGGCCGGAAGGTCTGCATTTTTTTGTATCCGTACAAAAAAGAATCTGTTTTTCCGCTTTTAAGCGGCAAAGGTCTTGGATTGCCTGCCTTTTGCCGCAAGGCTGCCCTGAAGGGCTTGGCTGGACAGGAAAAAATCATCCTCGCTACGCTCCGGTATTTTTTCCTGCCAGGCCTTGCGCAAAAAGGCAATCCAAGAGGCCGGAGGCCTATAAAATCGGGAAAACACATCCCGATGGGATTATTCATTCATAAAATTAAGGATTATGAAACTACAGATTATCGAAAGTATCAGCAAGCATGCGGTAACCCTAGTACTGGTTATCGGAATACTTATGCTGACAGACAAAGGTATCATGCCTACCGGTATTATTGCAATGCTCCTGCTCACCGGAGGAATCATAGGATTTCTTTTCAGAGCTCTTCTACTGATTGTCAGGATAGCATTTATCTTTTTCATTGTCGGACTCCTGTTTTTCTAACCAATAAAACCAACAGATATGAAAACAAGTACATGTATATCTTCTGCTCCTGTCATGCCGGCTGTATGGCCACAGAGTGAACATATCAGACCGGTCAAAAGACGTCTGCCCAATACAGTTGATGAGCCTAAAAACATCGGCTACTATCTGGAATCACTGCGTGATATTTCCAGCAATCCAGACAGAGAGAATATTCTGAAAGAATTCTTCAAGGAAACTTATGTATAACCATAAAATTTTTCAATTATGTTTTTTCAATCAATTTATCAGATGATTACAGCAGGTACGGATCTGAATATCAATATCCGTAAAGTGGACAACAGCCTGAGTGTGGCAGTCATGCCAAGGCGGAACAGCCTGAAAGAGGATACGCGGCAAAACATGGTGCCACTGGTAGTTAATGGAACACCGGCAGAACTGGATATGGGCTTCCTGCAGACGATACTACAACCGATACAGAAGGTACAGGGACTGCTTGTCAATGCGGAAAATTTTGAGAAACAGGCAGAAAAGGCTACATCACAGGCCAAATCATCCAAGGCTCCAACAATACCTTCCGAATCAAAGGAAGCCAGGGAAAAACGGGAAAAGATGGAAAAACTCCTCAAGAAGGCTGATGATGCAACTGCCGCAAAAAGATTCTCCGAAGCAATGACATGGCTGAAACAGGCACGGGTACTGGCTCCTTCAGAAAAACAGAAGGAGATTGACGAAAAGATGCAGGAAGTACAGAAACAGGCCAGCGAAGGAAGTCTGTTCGGTATGGCAGAGGAACCGGCGCCGGTAATTCCTCAACCACAAGGCAGCATGAACGGTCAGCCACAGCCCGGTATGCAAACAAGCATATTCCCCGAGCAGCAGACCCATACTATGAATCCTGAACCTGTCATGCAGCCTGCTCCACAACAGATTCCACAGGAAATGCCTCAACCGGTATATGGAACGAACGGAGCATATATCCAACCTGCTCCAAACCGCCCCGTGATGCAAGGAACAGGTATGCCACAAGGAGCTACAATGCAGCCCTATCCGCAGCAGCAGGCTTACCAGCCTGAGGCGGTTCCTTATCCACAACAACAGGTACGACAGCCGACAAACGGGCATATACCGAACGGAACGGCACAGGTACAGAACGGAAACGGACGGGAATACCAGACTGCACCGACAGCCCATGATACATTCTGCTTCGATCCGGAAGACGAAAATGACAGGGAGCTGCTAAGAGAGGACCCGTATGCGGAATATCCGGATTTTCCGGCTGAATACCGTATGAAGGACGAGGCGCAGGTAGAAATGGTATACTGCTGATATATAAAAATAAATGATTTGTAAAACCAATAAACAATAAGCAATATGGCACTGGAAATTAAAGGTATAAAAAGAGTATTCAAGATGAAGAAGAACAGTCAGGAAATCGTACTGGATGATCCGAACGTAAACATGTCTCCGGCTGAAGTGATGGACTTCTATTCCATGAACTATCCGGAACTGACAACCGCGACCGTACACGGGCCGGAAATTGAAGACGACTGGGCGGTATATGAATTCAAGACAACCATTGGAGTGAAAGGGTAAGGACATGAAAAAAGGACAACGTAAAAATAAAAAAACATGTACACAACTTACGGAACGGGCTTTGGAAAATTTAGCCAGACTTATCATATCGGAACTCGAAAATACGGACATAAACCGGGGCATCAGGAGCAGAAAGAAAAGAAAACTCCCTCCAGCAGAAAGCCTCATGGTTTTCTGAACACGAGAATATCTTCCATCGTTCCCGACCTGTATGTGGAGAATGACAGGGATGTAACGGTAAATGTTACCACCAAAGAGAATCTTAATTTCCTGTACCGTTCAGCCATGAAGTATGCGCAGCTCCTGGATGTGGAGCTGCCATACCATCCTACAGGCAGGACTTCCATAAGAGAAAAAATATGCCTGCTATATAATGCGCTGGATTCCATAGTATCTCATCATGTAAATCTGGAACTTATTGGTGACAGGCTCCAGTTCTGCATCTACCATTTCCATGAATGGCCGGATTATACGCTTTTCTTTATGCCGATAGACTTTACGGAAAGGCTGCACGGTGAAATTAAAAAGATTACACTGGAGTTCATCAGAAGGTTCATCAAGTATCACAGGATGATGGATATAACCGATACCCCTTATTTTGAGATGTCGGAAGTCTGTATCGATTATGTGGACTTTGAACAGCTCGATGAGGAAGAGAAAAAGGATTTGTACAGAAAGGAAAAGCTTTTCAGGTCATATGAGAAAGGGAGAATCCACAGGAAACTGTGCCGGATGCACTCCAGGGCTTTCTGTAGGAATCTGGAAGAACATATCCGCAACTGTAATCCTTCCAGCAATAAGGAAAAAAGACTTTTGGAACTGATTACTGAAGGGATGTCCCTGATTGCAAAAGACAGTCCTCATATCTTGAATTATGATTATGACTATGCAAGCGAAAAGGAAAGGGATTTCGAACCGCCACCGCTCGAATATCAGATTCTGCTTACCTATTCCATTACGGATACGGTTACCAAAGACATGGAAAGCTGTTTCAGTACTGACTGTCAGGAAACATATAACCAGACTCCCGTATCATTTACCTTCATCACACCGGAAACTGAAAAACTGTTCAGACCAGAGAATTATCCGGAACGGTTTTCAAAATGGTTTGAGAAATTTGTAGAACATGTTACCTATAATTTATAAACATCATGAATGAACTGACCCAAAACATACAGAAAATGATGGTGCCGAAAGCTGCTATCATAGCCTACAAGTATGAAGACAGAAGAAATTCTGACACCAGATACTTCATAGAATTGCGTCCCATCGGGAAAAGCGGACAGATGGGGGCAGGTATCCCCGTCACATACGAATTCATGAATACCCTGCTGGAATCCTATACGGAGGAAATGAGCGGAATACCGGCAGGCAGAATCCCCGAAAACATGCTGGCCTGCAATCCGAGAAAAGGACAAGAAGAATATATCTGGTACAATCCGCCCGGAAAGAGACAGATGTTCTTTCACAAGGATCTCAATATACAGGACGGCATATTCAATCTGCCGGGGATTATCTACCATGTAAAAAACGGAAGCATGGACGTATTCGCCTTCAAGGGAAAACGTCCGGTGGAGACGACTCCGCTGTTCCGTGCCCCGTTCTTCAACGTGACCGGATCAAGTGTCTGCCTTGGCAGCAGTTCTTTGGAAAAGCCACAGAACCCGACTTTCCTTTCCCTGCTGGGATACTGGGAAAAACGGTTCTGGCTGACTGAATTCTCCCATCTGGGAGGAAATGTGAATCCTACCGTTTCAAATCTTGTCATCGTCACCGAGAACATAAGAAACAATCCGTTCGACATGAACGAACTCACGCCCATGAATAAAAAACTTAAAGACATACTTCCATGAAAAAGATACATTTTACCGACCGCTACCTGCTCAATCCGCGTCATCCGGTAACGGTATTCGTCATCGGAGCCGGAGGTACCGGCTCACAAGTGATAACCAATCTGGCACGCATGAGCATGGCACTTCAAGCATTGGGCCATCCCGGACTACATGTCACCGTATTCGATCCCGACACAGTAAGCCAGGCCAATATAGGACGCCAGCTTTTCAGTGAAACAGAACTGGGACTGAACAAAGCCGTATCACTAGTCACACGCATCAACCGTTTCTTCGGATACGCATGGACTGCCGAACCGCAATGTTTTCCTACCAGGAATTTTTCTGAAGACAGCACAGCTAATATCATCATAACCTGTACGGACAATATACGTTCACGTCTTACGCTTTGGAAGTTTCTGAAGAAAGTCCGCAAAGAAAACTTCAGTGACCATTCGGCTCCCATATACTGGATGGATTTCGGGAACAGCCAGACAAAAGGACAGGTCATCATCGGGACGGTACGTGAGAAAGTTCTCCAACCTTCTTCACAGGAATATATTCCCATGCCTAAAATGAATGTCATTACCGAGGAAGTGGAGTATGCAAAAATCAAGGAAAAAGAATCGGGACCAAGCTGTTCTCTGGCGGAAGCCCTGGAAAAACAGGATTTGTTCATTAACTCCACACTGGCACATATCGGATGTGATTTGCTCTGGAAAATGTTCAAGGAAGGAAAGACACTGTATCGCGGTGTCTATGTCAATCTGGACACATTGAAAATGACCGCAATCCCGGTGTAATGACGGAAGTGACCGTATCATCTTTCCATCAGAATACGGTCACTTATTCTATTTGCTACTTATTATTTACTATGTTCTTACCACGCTGGAGCAGGAAACTCTGTATCTCTGAGGCGAGATAGAATGATTTCCCGTTCTTCTCCACCGAGTAATATTTAATCTTGCCCTCTTGCCTGTAACGTGCCAGAGTTCTTTGCGACACACCAAGGAGTTCTGCCAGATCCACATTATCAAGCAGTCTGTCTCCGTTCATACATTCTTTCAAACGGTTCATCTGATCCAGTTTCTTTTCAATGCGGGCAAATCCCTCAACCATAGTTCCTATCAGTCTTTCGAGTATCTCATTATCTATATATGACATAATTCCAATGTTATTAAGTGAATAAATCGATACTCTCTTCGTGCGCACTCTAAGAGTATATACTTATAGTAATGAAAATAGTATGCCTAAATCTGAGACAAAGATCAACAAGCTTATTAAATACTGATAATCAGGAGTATAAAATTTCCTACTTAATATTTAGTGTAAACTAAAAGTGTAAACTATGTAATAAAGAATTGGAAACCGGTTAACACAGCCACCAACAATGACATCTGATGCTACCTGACGACACCTAATGACAACATTTTGTATCATATACATATTCAAAATACATTTGTACAAACTCAACTTTTTTGGATATGGAAATCATTGGAATTGAAACAGCTACATATGAAAAGACTTTAAAGGAAATTGAAAACTTCCTTGATACCATTGATAAATTGATAACAGCTTCTTCACAGAAAACAATAGGGGAATGGTTGGATAATCAAGAAGTTTGCCTGATTCTCAAAATTTCTCCCAGAACATTACAGAATCTTAGAGATACAGACCAAATCTCTTATTCTCAAATTGGAAAAAAGATTTATTATAAAAAAGAAGATATTCAGAAGTTCATTGAAAAACACAACAGAAAATTATGAGCAAAGTAATTACCCAAGATAATGAGCAAGTTATTCAGATATACAATAGGTTAAAAGATACGCTAACAAGACTCGAAGATATTCTGAAGAACAACAACCCAACATTTAATGGGCATAGATATATGAATGATGCAGAGTTGGCAAATTACCTTAAAGTATCAAGACGCACTTTACAAGAATATAGAAATAATGGAATCTTATCCTATTATCAGATTGGAGGTAAAATTTTATATCGGGAATCTGATATAGAAGAACTTCTTGAGAAAAATAGACAGGAAGCATTCCGTTAAATATTTCTTGGAATTTTCGTTGATTTTCAAAGCAAAAATCAGTATCTTTGCAATACTGACAAAGAGTTGTATATCAGTGCAGAACAAAGAAGTTCAATCGAGGTGAAATAGGTGGACTAAATGACAAACAACAAGATAAGTAATTGATTATTAGCGATAAAAAATATAAGGTTCCGCCCCCAAGCGGATCACTTGAAAATCAAGCAGTTATCTAAAAAGATAGCTGCTTTTTTCTTTTGTATATACTGCGATTTGACGGCTTTGATGTAAACCAAGATGTAAACGGGGGGCAACGTAAACCAGTAAACCGTATGACTGAAACAATCAAGTACTGTGTTACAAATCAAAAACACTTAGTAATGGTGAACATCCTCTCATGTTATGTGTCTGTAAAGACGGAAAACTCTCAATCCTTTTCTTTTATAGTAAGTTTTCCAGAACTCAATATGAAGCATTGACAAAGATAAGTTCTGTATTTAGCCTGTTTAAGTCCAAACCTTCGGTTTGAATAAAAATCTTCCTATACATTTCATTCCGAGCGTATTTTTATCCAAAGACTTGCACAGACTAAACACTTCACTGGAAAAGTCAATGATTAAAATTAAATTCCGAAAAACAATGTTTTCTAAATCTTCTACAAAAGAAACATTTCCTATTAAATTCAAAACAAGATATACAACAAAAAAACATATGATAAGGATATGGCTATTACCACTGCGTTTTCGGACAATACCTTAAAACGTCTTTTTCATTACTTGCCCAAGAATAAGATGCAGTTATTGGTAAATCAAATTTATATGGAAACTCTATTAAAGTTATAGCTTTGTAACCATCCATGTCAATAGGAGAAAACTCTCCACCGGGTTCATCATGCATGAAAAAGTCACCTTGCAGAGCATTACAATGCTCACAATGATTCGCCCAATACTTTCCATTAACAGTTTTAGAAAATCCCAGTTTAAAAGTAGGAAAACGTGAACATACAATATCTAAAATTTCTTTCTCTATATAACCAGGCATATAGAAAAAAGAAAAATAATCCTGGAGATACCATTCTTGTAATACCTCATCATCATCTGAATATTCATATATCCAAAATTTATTAGATGCAAAAGCTATCACGTCAATCATACCGCCACACTTTCCAACAAGTTTTTTGAGTTACCCCTATCCAGAAAGGTGCTTTTGCGATTATTGATACCTTATCTGTGTCAATCCATTGAGAAAATAAATTGATGTCTTTATAATCGGGAACAAACCATGTCTTATTATCTTTATCCCAAAAAGCACCTTTTTCTTTTGCCAAATCTTTTTCGGAATAAGACACATTTATTTTTAGCGGCAT